TCCAGAAGAGCGGTGGTTTGTGGATCGAAAGGCTAGTGAGTCGCGGGACAGTGTGACCTTTGAGCTGGCAAGCAAGTTTGATTTGGCAGGACAAAAGATTCCCAAACGGCAGGTAATCGCAAACGTCTGCCAGTGGAAGTATCGCAGTAGCGAGTGCAGTTACACCGGCACTGATTACTACGATGTAAACGGCAATGAGGTCAGCACACTGGCTGAAGATGTTTGCGGCAAGCGGGTTGCTAGCTGCAAGCTGCGGTTTGGCGAAAACGCTGAGCTGCCGTTTGGGTCATTCCCTGGAGCGGGTCTAACCAAGTGATGCGTCTGTCAGCAGCCATGAAGGCTGAGATTCTGGAGCACGCAAAAGCTGAAACACCACGCGAGTGCTGTGGATTGGTTGCTGTTGTCAAAGGACGCCGCAAGTATTTTCCGTGCCAAAACATCGCTGAAACACCAGACGAACACTTTGTTCTAAGCGGCTGGGACGTTGTAGAGGACCAAGGCGAAGTTATTGCCATTGTTCACAGTCATCCAAAGACCAACCCTGAGCCATCAACAGCTGATCGCGTTGCGTGCGAGAAGTCAGAGTTGCCATGGTTCATCGTCAATCCAAACACTGAAGGCTGGGGCTACTGCGAACCAGCAGGGTTTGAGCTGCCGTACGTGGGACGTGAGTTCGTGTTTGGCGTGGTGGATTGCTACACGCTTGTGCGCGACTGGTACGCAAGGGAGTACGGCATCCAGCTGCGCGATTATGACCGGCGTGACAAGTTCTGGGATCGTGGCGAGAACTTGTATATGGACAATTTTGCTGCGGAGGGGTTTAGCAAGATTCCGGTTGAGGAGGTGCAACGCGGTGACTTGATCTTGATGAATCTGGTTTCACCGTTGCCGAACCATGCAGCGATCTATCTAGGCGATCAACAGGTGCTGCATCATGTGCAGGGCAGGCTATCTAGCCGTGATGTCTATGGCGGTTACTATGGGAAGAGCACTGCCTGCGCCTTGAGGCATGAAAGTCGTTAAGGTCTATGGCGCTTTGCGTAAACGGCTTGGTCAATGCCGGTTTGAGTTTGATGTAGCAACTCCGGCGCAAGCGATCAAGGCATTGTGCGTCAATTTCCCGGGGCTAGATAAGTGGTTAATTGATAGCGAGCAGGACGGTGTTGGCTATCGCGTAGCGGTTAGCAAAGAAAAAGTGACTGAAAAGAACATTGCTCCTCTGTTGATGCCATTTAGCGACAAAGAGGTGTTTAGCATTACGCCTGTAGTTGCTGGTGCAGGGCGTGGCGGCACTCAGATTTTGATCGGAGCTGCGTTGATTGGCGCATCGTTTATCCCAGGCATTGGCGGTGCATTTGTGGTTTCAACATTGCAAACTCTTGGTGCTTCTTTGACTTTGCAAGGCATTGCAACTTTGATTTCACCTCAACCAGGGCCACCTTCTATTGAGGAGGCAGTCCAACTGGAGTCATTCACGTTTTCGAACGTCGTCAACACCAGTCGTCAGGGGATGCCCTGCCCAATAGCCTATGGACGGTTGTTCGTTGGATCAGCAGTGCTGTCCAGCGGTCTTGACGTTGATCAGGTGCGGGCATGACTCAGACCAAATACATCCAAGGCGCTGGTGGTGGCGGCAAGTTTGGCGGGAATGATAGTGGTGGTACGGAAGCTGATGACACTCTGCAATCAGTACAGTTTGCCAACGTTCTTGACCTAATCAGCGAAGGCGAGATTAGCGGTCTTGAGGACGGCAACAAAAGCATTTTTCTAGACGACACGCCTGTTGAGGCATCTGACGGCACTAACAACTTTGAAGGCTTCACTATTGTTACGCGGGTTGGCACTCAGGGACAAACTCACCTTCCTGGGCCTTTCAACACAACAGAGCGAGAGACAGCAGTTGGAGCTGAAGTCACTAAAGGCACTTCAGTAACTCGCAGCATCACTGATACAGACGTTGATCGTTTGCGCGTTACATTGACAATTCCGTCACTTCAAATTCTTGAAGACGATGGAGACATTGTTGGCCACAGCGTCAACATTAAAATACAAATTCAATACAACGGTGGCGGATATAACGACGTTATCAACGACACGATCAGCGGCAAAAGCAGTAACCGCTATCAGCGTGACTACCTGATCAGCTTGAGCGGTAGCTTTCCTGTTGATGTACGTATGGTGCGTGTCAGCGCCGACGAAACAAGTCAGAAGAGAGCCAACAAAACAATTTTTCAAAGTTTTACTGAAATTATTGACGATAAATTTCGCTATCCCAACTCGGCATTAGTTGGCTTGCGGTTTGACTCACGTCAGTTCAGCAGCATCCCGACTCGTAAGTATTTGATTCGTGGAATCAAGGTCAAGATTCCAAGTAATGCGACGGTCGACACCACAACGCATCTGGGGCGGATAACGTATTCCGGCATCTGGGATGGCACGTTTCAGGCTGCGACATGGACAAACGACCCAGCTTGGTGTTTGTATGACTTGCTAATTAGTGAGCGTTATGGAGTAGGCGTTCCAGAGTCAACGCTTGATAAGTACGATTTTTTTGCAATTAGCCAGTATTGCAATGCGTTAGTTAGCGATGGAGCAGGCGGACAAGAGCCGCGATTCAGCTGCAACATGTTGATTAACAGCAGAGATGAGGTTTACAACGTTATCCAGCAGATGACTGCCATTTTCCGTGGCATTGCGTATTACGGCGCTGGAACGTTGCAGTTGCTGCAGGACAAGCCCTCTGATCCGCAGTATCTGCTCAGTCCGAGCAACGTTGTTGACGGAATTTTTGAGTATTCGGGCACGTCTCAAAAAGCACGTCATACGGTTGCTGTTGTGGCTTGGCAGTCATATGACACTCGTGGGGATGTCGAATATGAATACGTTGAGGACCATGATGCGGTTGCCAAGTACGGCATCATCAAAAAAGACATCAAGGCTATTGGTTGCTACAGCCAAGGCCAAGCGCATCGAATTGGTAAGTGGACGTTGCTGTCCGAGCAAAACCTAACTGAAACTTGTCAGTTCAGCGTTGCACTGGAAAGCGGGATTGTTCTTCGCCCTGGGATGGTGATTGACGTTGCTGATCCAGTGCGTGCTGGGTCGCGTCGTTCTGGTCGCATCAAGTCTGCAACTACGACGCAGATCACAGCAGACAGCAGCAATGACTTGACTGTTGCTTTAGCTGCACAGAACAGTCCAAAGCTTTCAGTGATGTTGCCGACAGGTGTTGTTGAAACACGCAACATTCCTGTTGGTGGCATCCAGCCGCAGACTGATGGAACGTGTGACATTGACGTTACTTCTGCATTTAGCCAAGCACCTGCGGCTAATTCGGTATTTATGGTGCAAACAACCGAGCTATTGCCTCAACAGTTTCGCGTTGTATCTGTTGCTGAAACGCAAGAAAGTATTTATGGCGTTAGTGCTGTTGCATATAACAGCACGATTTATGACGCGGTTGAGTCTGATGTCGAGCTGACTACTCGAGATATTAGCAACCTGTCGTTGATTCCCAATGCGGTTGATAGCATCAGCACCGAAGAGTTTCTTTACGAAGAAGCCAGCGGTGTGTTCGTTGGTGCGTCGGTTAGTTGGAACCATGATCGCGTCAACGTCAGCGATTTCCGTGTTCAGTACCGAATTGACAATGACAACTGGCAAGCGATAGAGACGGCTTCGCCATCAGTCACATTGCGAAACCTGCGTGCAGGTCGTTTGTATCTGCAGATTCAGGCCAAGAACTACTTAAACAAAGGCAGTCAAATCACGATTGCTGATTTTGAGTTGCAGGGCAAAACTGCTGCACCAGCTGCTGTAACCAACTTCAGCATGATTCCGGTCAACGGCCAAGCTCGTTTGACCTGGACCCAAGCTACTGACTTGGATGTGCGCGTTGGCGGCTATGTCCGCCTGCGTCATTCGCCTGATTTAAGCGGTGTTACTTGGCCGACTTCAACCAGTATTTCTGAGCAGATCGCAGGCTCTGCGACTGAAGCGTATGCAGACCTGAAGGCTGGGACGTATAGCGCCAAGTTTGTTGACTCTGGTGGCCGCGAAAGCCTGACCGCTGCACTGATCGAATTTACGAAGGCGGATCTTCAGAGCGTTGAAGTTGTTGGTGCGTTGGGCTCTACAGAGGATCCATCGTTTGGCGGCACCAAAACAAACCTGACGGTAAATACCGCAAACAATGAGTTAGAGCTAGCAACTACAGGTGAAGAGCTTGCCGCTATTGGCGCGTTTGACCTTGAGGATGGCGGATCATTGCTGCTTGAAGATGACAGCGAATACACGCTGCAAGGCGACAGCAAGCTGCATACGTCTGGAACGTATGTTTTCAACAGCGGCAACACGTTTACGTTGAGCGATGTCTTCAGCCTCAAGCTGGACAGCACGTTGCGGGCGCGTAGCTTCTTCCCATATGGAGAGCGCATCGACGATGAGCCTGACTTTGACCTGATCACTGAGTTTGACGGCACCGCTCCAAACACCTGTGATGTTGAGCTGTATATCCGCACCACGCAGGATGACCCTGCAAACAATCCTACGTTTACGAGCTGGCGTCGGTTTAACAATGCTGAGTTCAAAGCGCGTGGCTATCAGGTCAAGGCTGAGTTCAGCACTGGCGGTCCGCAAGAGCAGATTGCTGTTGACCAGCTGCGGGTTGAAGCGCAGATGCCAAGGCGGTCAGTGACTGGATCGGTGACAACCAGCACCAGCGCAGACGTGTCAGTAACTTACGGCGCTGGTAACAAGTTTTATGTGACGCCTTCTGTCGGGATCGTTTTTACCACCAACGCATCAGGCGACTACTACGTCATCAGCAACTCGTCGGCTACCGGATTTGATGTGTCGGTCTACAATTCAAGTGACACCCGGATCGCCAAAGCGGTGAACTGGACTGCCACTGGCTACGGGATTGGCTGATGTCCTTTGTAAACGAGACAAAATCCACTCCGATCCAGAATGACACTGGAGCAAACGTCCGTTCGGACATCAACTCCAACATGGCTGCGATTTACAGCCTGAATGCGAGTTCGTCTGAGCCTAGTGCTGCTAATTCCATTGCCCGGATGATTTGGGCAGATGAAACGAATAATGAGCTGAAGATCAGAAACGGCACCAATACATCGTTTATCACTATTGGCTCTCTTAACGAGACCAACCTTGGACTAGCAACACTGGCCAGCCCTACGTTCACCGGCAACGTTGGCGTACCTGCTGGAACAGTTGGCAGCTTGCCGATTCGGCGTTCTGACGATACCAACACCGGGATTTACTTCAGTGCAGCTGATACGCTTGATATTGCAACGGGTGGAACGCGCCGCGCTCACTTCGACAGCAACGGCATCACGATCCGTGATCGCAAAGCACTGAGGCTGCGGGACACCAGCAACAGTAACTTTGTTGCAATTCAGGCTCCGTCAAATGTCGCTAGTGATGTCACGCTGACTTTGCCTAGTGACGATGGCGATGCTGACGATGTACTGAAGACAGACGGCAGCGGTAATCTAAGTTTCACTGCTTTGCCGCAGGCTGTGCCGACTGGTTCGGTGCATGTAATGGCAACAACAACCGTGCCATCGGGGTATTTGGAATGTGATGGATCGGCGGTTAGCAGAACAACTTACGCTGATCTGTTTGCGATTATTGGTACGACTTGGGGGAATGGCGACGGAAGCAGTACGTTTGAGCTGCCGGACCTTCGTGGTGAGTTTGTTCGCGGTTGGGACAACAGCAAAGGGACCGATTCAGGACGCGGTTTTGCAAGCTCGCAGGGCGATGGAGTTGGGGTACACAACCACACCGCTTCTTCAAGCGTTGCCGACAGCGGTCACTTCCACTATGCGTTTGCGAATGATTTTGTTGGCAACCAAGATCGACTGATTAACGTTGCTGGACAAGATAAGCGGGCTGCAGCTGATGGCCAAGTCGGCAACGACTCGCGGCAAGACTACAAAATGGCTCACACAACTGGGGCTGCAGACACTGGTCGCACCAACGTGCAGACAACTGGTATTAGCGTTTCAACCACCGTCAACAACAGTGCTGCTGGCGAGTCCAGACCGCGTAACATTGCAATGATGTACGTCATCAAAACGTAAGTAATGGCCGACCGCAAAATTACGGATCTGACTGCTCTTGCTGCAGGTAGTCAGGCAACGGGCGACTTGCTGACGATTGTGGACGTTAGCGAGGGTGCTGCGGCTGATAAGAACAAAAAGATCACGGTCGAAAGCCTGTTTAATGGTATTCCTTCAAACGTTGGAATTGGAGCGACAGCTACCCAGCAGGCATTAACTATTGATGTAAACGATTCTGGTACAACCCAAGCCTCGTTTAACGGCATCAATATCGCTAACACAAACACTAGTGCTAACAACGGATCAGCAATAACTTTCGGGCAAACGGTTTCTGGAAACAGCAACGCACGGATTGGAGTAATTCAAACAGCACGCGGTCCGTCAGAAAGCCAAGAGATGTTTTTTGGACTTCTTGGCAGTGGCTCTTACTCCGAGCGAATGCGCATCGACAGCTCGGGCGTATTGAGTATTAAAGACTCTAGTGGCAGTGACAATATTTCTATTAGTCACGACGGCACAAACGGCAATATTACCAATAACGGTGGAGAATTTTTAATATACGCTGCGGGAAGTCAGAATATGATTTTCCACACCAACAGCACCGAGCGGCTGCGCATCCAATCAGGCGGCGGCATTTCTTTTAACGGCGACACGGCTGCTGCAAACGCTCTCGACGATTATGAGGAGGGCACGTTTACGCCCTCGTTTACCCAATCTGGATATACCTATAGTAACCAGTTCGGTAGATATACAAAAATTGGGAATAGAGTTCTTTTCAATATATTTCTATCATGGACTGCTAACACAGCTAGTGGAAATGCTGCCGTACAAGGTTTTGCATATGCGGTACCGAATGAACTCCAATATTATGGAGCAGCAGCTATTACCAATAACAGTATAACTTTACCAAGCGGCAGCGATAATATTGTCGCTCAAATAAGCCCTACAGCACCCCAAATTGTTATCTATGCTGCCGATAGCGGTACCAGTAAACAAAATGTTCCTAATTCAAGCATGGGAAGTACAGGAGAAGTAGTTATATCTGGTCAATACAGCGTCGCATAAACAAAATTCCTGAATTTTTAACGATTAGCCCGCAACGGCTTAAAACTACGCCTA